AGGTCGTCGTCTTTATCAATGGTGGAATTTTATTATGTTATAATTGTAGCGACGACTCTACTGCCACAAATATACAAAATTACACTATCTTATAGTTAATAATTCTAATGTTTTTTACATTGTAAGTGCCATCTTTATCTGTTTTTACGTGCGCAAAACCGTGATTATATCCATTATATGGTGCGTATTCTGGTTCTAAACCACACAAACAACCGGTGGACCAAGTTGTTATAACATTTCCGTTTAGTGTTTTTTCAGTATGCTCTGAAGTTTTATGATGGTGTCCAACTAATGCGCTTTCCTTAGCTTTTAAGAATAATCCTCTTGCTGGGTTAACGGGTGGCGCAAAACCTCCGTACCATTCGTGTCCGTGAAGTATTGGAAGTTCCCCCGCCATCGCTATTTGTTTGTCTTTTACAAGCGTTACGCCAAACTCTCTAAACCTAAGTATCTGTTCTAACTTAAAATCATCTATCCCTAATAGTTCGGGTGCTTTGAGCATTAAAAAATGCTCCCATCTCGCTTCGTGATTACCTATTTTAAAGTAAATAGGGCATTTAAACATATCTTGCAATAGTTTTAAAAACTCCCTACACATTTCCAACTCTCCCGCTAAATCTCTTAATCTCCTATCTTTTGTAAATCTACTAGCTTGATACATATCCAAAGTGTCGCCATTCAAATAAATAGCGTTTACTTTGTTTTCAACTCCATAATTTAAAGCTAGTGTAAGTGCGTGATTGTCTTGATAAGGCAAATGAATATCGGATAAAACTAAAATATTGTTTTGTCCTTTTGGAATGATGAAAGGCTCTAATTTTGAGTAATCGCTTTCAGGTAGTTCAATTTTTTTAAGCATTGCCAATTTTTTTTCTTCTGGAGTTCTAACTCCTACCTGTGTAACCTTTGAATTTTTAAAAGCCTCGCCCCTATACTGTCTAACGCTACTTCTTACGTTTTCTACCGATTTAAAGTCTAAAGGGTTTTCATTAAAAATCATCCTAGAAATCGCCATTGTTGTGGCTTTTTGAAACTTTTGAATATAAGATAAAATAATATCTTTTTTGTAGGTTTTTGCGTTTTGGTTTCCTTTTACGCTCATAATTTTGTTGTTTAAGTTTCAACAAATATAACCATTTATCTATGCGAAATACAAATTCGCCTCTTTTGTACGTCGTTTGGTCAGTCCATCGAGTACTCTACCACCTCCTTTATTCCAAACTAAAAATGAATTTCTAATTGTCGGATCACTAGGATTTGCATTTACTTTTTTCAATAATGAACTTTTAGCAAGTCCAGCAAGTCCGATATTATAAGCTAGTGATACAATAGCGTTGAACTGGTTTTGATTAAGATTTGCTTTGATTAGTTTGTTTACATCAACTGCAAATTTATCCGCTGTTTCTTTTAGCATCCAATTAGCAGTAGCTAAATTTATAGGAGCATCTTGCATTGTTACTTTTTTACCACTAGGATAAAAAGTTGAACCATACGCAATAGTAGGAACTCCTGCACTACACAAATAAGGCTTTAAAGATAAACCCTCAAACCCCATTAAAAGTTTATAACCGTTTTCATCTAGCTTCATTTAGCTGCTTTTTTATGATTATCAAAATCTGTTTTTAATTTTTCGTAAAGCCCTTTCAAATCAGTATATTTTTTATTTAACTCACTATGTAACTTTTCCCAGTTTTGTGATTTCTCAACCTCTTTAGCGTAACTCATTTGAATATTATTAAAGTCAGTTTGAAGTGTAAGATTATGTTTTTTCATTTCAGTTACTTCCTGCATAACATCATCCATTCGATTTTTATAAACCGTTAAAAAGTCATCATACATAGTTTTCATTGTAGAAACTGCATCTTGTCTTTGTTTCGCTCTACCTCCAAAAAACCAAGCCACTGGAGCTGCTAATGTTGCTATAATAGTTTGCCAATATTCGTAAAAAAAATTCATATTATGTAGTTAAAAGGTTTTCCAATAAATCTGTTTTCTCCTGAGTAGTTAATGTTTCAACTTGTTTAGTAAGCAAATCAATAACTATATCGCTCACGTTTGCGACCTCGTTAATTGCAATCTCAAAGGAAGTATCGAACAACTCCCCATCGTTCTGTAAATACGCTAAATATGCGTTGTATTGGGCTGTTCCCTCTTGCATTACTACAAGGTTGTTATCAGCATCAAAGATTTGGTATTTTGAATTTTTATAGTACATAGTTTTAATTTTTAAATGAACCAATAGCCCCACCATCTAAATAACTTGCTATTGATGCAGTTGCATTATTAGTTATGAACGTAAATAATTGAATTACACCAGTTGCATAGTTTGGAATGTTTGTACTTGTAGTTAATGAAGTTGATATACTCGCTCCTGTTGAAACGGTTACTCTTTCAACTGTTATAATATAGCTTGTTGTTGTTTGCTCAACTGTAATATAATAGTTATATTGTGAATCATTGCAAGGATATGAAGTACCCAAGTCCGATGTAGTAGCTACGCCACTAGCATCATTATAAACAATATGCATATTTGTAGAAGTAGATAATTGACAAACTCCAACTATATCGGTTAACGTATTAGGTTCTACATTTGTAGCAATAGCAAATTGATTTCCTTTACTTATTCCGCAAAAGAATCTTTGTCCTGATACATTTGAATTAAATTGTATTTTTCTAGTAAACTTACATTCATAACCCGTAATTGATAAAGAGTTATTTTGTCGCATTGATGCTATTGTACCCGCTATTGCAGTAGTTGAAAAAGTAACCATTCCTCTTAAAAGATTGCCATTCAATAAAAGCACAAATGCAGAGCTTAACCTTTCGGAATATCCAAAAGAAGATGCAACTCCATTCGTTACCGTATTAGGTAAAAACCAAAAGTAGTTATTTCTTAAAATTGCTTTATCAATGCTATCAACTAATAATGTAGATGTATTTTGTTTGTCATTAAAAGTAGTCCAATCAGAAGATGACAAAGCACCCCTATTACTTGCGCTTGCTGTTGGTAAATTAAACGTGTGAGTTGCTGTGGTAGAATTAATACCAAAATCAGTTCCGCTTGTTCCAGTTGCTAAATTTTGAACTTGTGCTGTAAGTCCATTTAATGCAGTAAGTCCAGTTGAGAAAGTTGTTATTACTTGACAAAGATGATTGTCCTCTGTGTGAAGTGTAATAGTTCTTCCACTATGTGTAACATAAATTCTTACTGCTAGTCTATCAGTTGCTAATAAAGCAGTTTGTGGAACTGCTAAAGCACTAACGTATAAATCTATACTTGTGCCTCCTGTTATATTCTCAGGCGTTGCAGAGCTACTTGCAATTAAAGATAGAGTTGCTCCATCCCATTTGTATAACTCAACATAAAATGATGGACTTCCTCCATTACTTGAAGCACTAAAATAGGTTTCAAAATTCCAATTTCCTGCTGGTATCTCTAATTGATTTGGTACTCCAGCATCTGTAATAAACGATTGAATATAACCATTTGCATTTATTGTAAAATCTGTACCTGCACCTAGAATTGGCGTTCTGTCCATTTCTTTAAATGCAACTCCTCCAAATGTGCCTTGTGAAACTGAACCATTAAGATAAAATGATAATGAAGAACCGCCACCGCTTGAAGTTGGAAAATTAGCTAAACTACCATCGCCACGAACGTATTGAGATACTGCTCCTGCCCCTGTAACTGCTATATCTCCACTTGATGTAATAGGACTATTTGTTACCGTAAAAGCACTTGGCATAGTTAATCCAACTGAAGTAACTGTACCACTTCCTCCACCGCTTGCCTTATTTACTATATCTACATAGTAAACCTCTGCTCCAACGTATTTAATACTAATTACATCGCCTTGATTGTATGCTAGTGTTGTTAAACCTTCAACTCCATTGTTCGCTATTGTTCCTACGCCTGAAAACTGAATAACTCCATCGCCTTGAAATACTGAAAATAAACAAACTCCATTTTCTTTGTTAAAAATATCATTGTCTATATTTATAATAGTCCCATCGCCTGGACTTGCTTCTTGCATTGCTACATAAGAGTAAATATCTTCCGCCTCAATAGTGTAGTTACCTGGTTTAAGTTTAAATATTCTATCGCCAACATTCAAAACTTGTTCTAAATTAGGTATGGTACTAACCAACTGCCAACTCGCATCTCCTGTGGTAGCAGAAAGACATTGGTATCTTACTCCTGTTAAAGTAAACCATTCACTACCCGCATAAAAGCCCTTTGTATCATCGTCTGTTGGTGTTGGTACACTACGTGCGTATTGCTTTGCATCGATAAAGTTACCGCTAAGATTTGTTAAGTACGCCTCTCCCGCTTCCCATTTCCATTCGTAACCAACCGCACAAGTTAAAGCAATACCACCAGCCCCGCTTTCAGTTCTAACTCCTTTGCTAAGTTTAGAAGTATTTTCTAATTCTATTGCATCAGCATTATTTACAAGTATATTAGTGCCACCCGTTGCATTGCCTAAAACTAAAGTTTGTGCTAGTGTTTGATTGCCCCCGCCGCTAGTCCTAGTTACATTAACTTCTATAATATTAGGGTTTACCGTAATATCTACTAAATCAATCGTTTCTTGTATTACTATATCTACTGCCATTATCTTGAAATATCATCGTTAATAATAAATAAACCGCTTATCCAAGTAACAACCGTATCATCTGACAAAGTTATTTGTATATCGTATTGATAATTACAAGCAGGAATATTTATGATTTGCTCATCGATTTGAAAGTCGCCACCAACTGCATCAGTAATAGATAAAGCAGGAGTAAACATAACAACGCCTCCTGGTTCTTTTCTAAGTTGCATTAAGATAGTTGCACCCGTTAAATCTAAATCAACACTATTTACCTTTATGTTTATCGGTGTTTGGTAAAATGTGTCCCCTCGTTTGTGCGTGAAATTTACTGTTTTCATTTGATAAATACTTTTCTAATTTCTTAATGTTTTCTTCTGTTCTTTTATCTGTTTTTCTCATAGTTTAATCTTCTAAAAAATACCAACGGTTCAAGATACTACTTTTATTGTAAACAGGAGGCACTATTGTACTATCTGCGCTTAAATATTCTGGTAATTGATTAAGCATTAACCAACGCTCAAGCCTACCTTGATACATTTCCGCTTTTAACCTTTGGTTATTTACTAAATAATCAACTTCGGTTTTGTCAACTGCCGCAGTATTTTCGGGTTGTGTTTTATAAATCCCGTTGTTCGTTATTTTGTAGGCACCCACCAAAAGATATTCAACTGCGCTCTGATGAATCAAAAAAGGTTTAATGTAATCGTCAAACAAAGTGAGATATAAACCGCTTAAATCGTCGTTTCCGAAGTCCACATCTATTTTGTTGAATAGCGTTTCACCTAGAATTTCCTCCAACCTTGTGCGTTGTGCATCTGCAATGCAAGGGATATATAAATCAATATCTATATTGGCACCTAGTAAGGTGTTTTTTGTCAATTCATTTTCTCTTAGCCAAATATTCATAATACTTTTTTTTGTAGGTTACATATCGTGAGGAGCGATATAGACTTTTTGTGGGTTTGTTGGTGCTATCTCTCCCGCTTTTCTTACATCTGCTGGAGTTGATGGTTGAGCGGCAGTATTTTTGCCCGTTCCTATTTTTCTGTACATCTCTCGAACCCAAAAATGTTTGCAAGTTCCGAAGGGAAAAGCGTCAGAAAGTAGTCCACCGCCCTTCCATAAAAACACATCGTACGGCTCATTCGGGTTTGGTCGCATTCCAAATCCCGGATTAACATTTTGAGCGGACATACCTCCTAAAGTTGCTGGATAATTAGGTCCGACAATATCCTCTTTTCTGTATAACTTATTTGCTCGCATCATTGCCTTACAAAATTCACGCTCCGGATTTGGGTTCCCGCTATATCTGTAACGTGTAATGTAAAGTTTTGTGTCTTGCTCGGAAACGCTTTTAGTTCGTGCAGTTCCAGTGCTAACCGCCTCCATTGCAACATTCATTAACTTAACCGTTGTTGAATTTAGCTTTTCTAACTCTAAATCTCTTTCCTCTTCTTTGTCGTAGTCAACTGCATCTGAACTAACCAACTCCCACTCGTTTAAATCGATTTCCTCTCCTAAGTCTGAAAAGTCATCGGCAGCCATTTGAATTGGCTTTACTATTGTTTCAGTTGGTGTAATTGTTGAAACCTCACTTCTTAAACTTTCAAACTGCAAATCTAAACTAATACCGTTTGCCGCTAGTATTTCCATTAAACCATCCAAAATAATTTCTTGCTTTGGGTTAATTACATTAATCATTAATTCTGCAAATCCTACTTTAATCTCTTCAGCGTTTGAACTGAATCCGCTTGCCTCTTTTATACCTACGAGCATTGGAGAAGTTAACTTGTGAGCAGTGCAAAGTTGTTGTCTAGCTTCCGCAGTTAGATACTCATATTGTTTGTGCGCCTCACTTACTTCTAAAGCTGTAATTGTAATTTCACTTTCTTTATTATCATTCCAATTTAAAAAGAAGTTCCCCGCTTTATTCGAACCGCTTAAATTCTCACGAATCTTGCGAGTAGTTTCCATTATTTCAATCTCGCTAGATTGAACTCCAGCGTTCATATTTATAATGTAACCAAAAGACAAACCGTTTTGAATGTGCTTAATACAATAGTTTTGGAACTCCTCTTCAAACTTTGCCCAACTTAAACCACTTACATAACTAGGGTTGCTATAATAAAACTGACCTACTTGATAATCTTTGATGATGTAGATTTCCGATCGTTCTCCGCTTCCACTTCCAAAACCAAACGCATCATATCTTTCGGGTTTGTATTTTTGTGTTTTAGCAAAGTCGTAAGAATACCAATAACCCGTTATATCGCCATCTTCATTTGCTACTTCGGGAGCAACTCTTTCTTTGGCAATATGGTAAACTTTCTTAACAATATTGTTTAGATATTTCACTTCAAGACTTGCCTCGCCAAACATTTCAAAATCTTTGCAAATTTTTCTTAACTCCTTTTTATCAAAGATTGTAGTTAGTGCGCTCCATTCTTTTGCTTTAGTTGCTTTCTCGTTTGATGTAAGCCCTTTTCCGTAGATAAATTGAGAATAACTATCAATTACTGCGCTGTTAGTAGTTGAACCGTTATAAGCGTCTATAATCGTTTTATAAAATTCGTTGTTATTTCCGTTTAAAACCCACTTTTTGCCTTGTACTTCCTTAATTTCAGGACGTATGTAGTTGCTTAATTGGATTTCAAATACTCTTTGTTGTGATTTTTCAGTCATTATTATACTTTTAAAATACCTTTGTTCATTTCGTAGTTCTCTAAATCGGTTTGAGCAGTTACATAAGCCTTACCTCTGTAGGTTAAATTGTCATCTTCCAACACTTCAATCTCAAAACTTTGACCCTCTGTCATCGTAAACCCAGTAAAAGGTATCATTAACTGAAAGTTTTGATAGTAAACCGCATCATATTCGATTGGGTAAGTTATATTTTTAGTTTCATCTCTGAAATTTAGCACAATAGCACCACCGTTGTAACTCGATGGAATACATTTAAAGGTTCTTGTAGTGGATAAATCGAATACTATCATAATACTATAACTAAATTAAAGTGTTTTGTAACAAAAAACCCACCGATTAAGTGGGTTTTTATAGTAGGTTAAGCTAAAAGTTATGAAACAACCGTAGCAGATACCAAAGTTAAGAGGTCTGTTTTAGATCCCGAATCTAAGAAAGGGGATAACGAACCCTCTTCGGCTGTTATAGTTAAAGTGTAGCCAGTCAAGTCACCACCTGCACCGCCTGTTACTTTAGTACAATTCGCCATTGTTCCGTTAGTTGCTCCTAAAAGCATAATATTTCCGTTATAATCTTCAACAAATACAAACGGTCTGCCTTGACAAATTAGTTGTACTTGTGCTTGTAAGTCTGCAGCCAATTTTGGAAGCGT